CAACACCGGCTTGAATTGATGATCCATGATACTGTTTAACCTCCTGAGTTTCTATATCTTTAGTCACTATACACCAGATACGAGTAGCGTAGTCTAGTAGGTTATCTGCTTCTATATCAAATACTAAACTAGACATATAATTAACGAGCTAACAAGTATAACTAACAAAAAAATCGGCTTATCATTGGGGCTAGGGCTCCCTTGATGATGTATCACTTCCCCACACGTTGTACACTGATATTCATTTATGCTTTGAATACTACTGCAGAGACTAACACACTTTACATAATGCCAAGAGTGCGGACAAAAGAACATTTTAATTTTAGAACTCATTCCTAACTACCCCCTTCACTAACCTTGATTAGATTATACCATACCTCTTCAACCCCTTCTCTACCTCCTCCGTTAAAGATATGATCTGCTATATTATCATTAACATTTACCTGATCGTCTTCTACTAGAAGATCATAGATTTGGGTTCGAGTTGGTTTAGTTAACCAAACACTTACGAAGTAATCCCCTTCTTGATCATAAAGATTATGTTCCCTAGTGAGAACCCACAGTTTAGAACTCATTTCTCTCTCCTTCCTGTGCTACAAAGTCAGTCTTAGTCATACGTCCTGTCTCATCATCGAATTTAAGATAGTCTGAGGCACCTGTCCGTCCTGTGAATCTACATTTAAGGACGTGCAACTGGGACGTATTTCGTTCTGGTTCTGTTTCTGCTTGTTGATTTCTACTAAGAGCATAGACGCTATTACTAAGCTGCTTAATGCTCCCGCTCCCACGCAAATCGTCAAGACAAGGTACAGCCCCTTCTTCGAAACTAACACCACCACCTACCTTGCGTAGATGGACTACTAATCCTATCCATATGCCTAACTCCTGAGTAAGTTTTTTAAGTTTAGTCATTATACTATCTATTCGTTCTCGTTCTCCGCCTTGATCAGCAAATTCAGATACCACAATACTAAGATGGTCAAGAAAGATGTACTTAACACCCAGACCCCTAGCCATGAACTTGATCTTTGAAACAAGGGAATCGTCATCAACGGAACCAAAGTGGTCATAGTAATGTAACCTATCAGTACCAGACGTGGCCAACCATGCTTCATACTTCTCCTCCTCTGTAACAGTTTCCCGTACATCAGGTAGTTGGTATCTCTTATTGAGATGTAAGGCCATCATTGCCTCTACAGAGTCCTCCAGTGGCTCCTCAAGGGCTATAATACCTATAGGCCTAGTGGTTGTATCAAGTAGGTGTTTCTGTAGCTCACGTAGGAGCTGAGTCTTACCCATACCACTACCAGAAGTCCAAGTGTCTAGCTCTCCTAAACGTATACCGTAGGTCTTCTTATTCATATCATCCCAACCATCAGGATAAGCTACTGATTCTACTATCTCTCTATTATTAATCTTATCCCATGTATCTTTACCAGATACAATACCATCAGGTCTAATGATCATAGCGTTATTCAGGGCTGAGTAGAACTCATCTGCTTTCCCCTCTAATAACATAGCATTAGGATCATTCTCTGAATAAGACATCACCTTTAAAGATCCGGGTGATAAGAGAGTTTTAACCTCCTCTACAAACTTAGTTCCCGGTTCATCTTGGTCAGGTGCAAGTACGATAGTATCGAATCTTTCTAACCATTCAATCCTACTCTTGATAGCCTCTATATTAGCACCATCTGGCAGTGAGCAGACACGATAGTTCTTACCTTTCATCATGAACATCTGCCATGCAGCCATGGCGTCATCTTCACCTTCAGTAATAACTAACATCCGACCACTATTACCACATACTCTCTGACCAAAGAAGTCCTTATCTTTACCAGAACCTATATGATCAAACCACTTCTTCTCACCATAATTAGTTCTGAACTTAGTCTTATATCCTACCGCAGCACCTCGACTGAATGTAGGGTAATGCCAGCTACGTACCTCACCAGATGCACCATCAATCTCTACCTTGACATCGTACTTACTGGTAGCTTCTTGTGATAAACCTCTGTGTGGTATAGCTAGGCTAGGTAGTTGATCTACCTTCTCTTTCTTTATCCTGACCTTCTCTGGGTCTTTTTCTGATTTCTTCTGTGTCACCTTCCCTCCATCTTCTTGGTTTTCTGAATAAGGGTCTTTCTCATACTGTTTACATACGTAACAGAACCCGTTATAACTACTATCATCTTCTTCATATACTGCTAATCCATCAGATGAAGTACACTTCTTACAAGCTATATGTTCTACTAGTTCTCCCATATAGGATGGCTTACCTCCATAGGTAATATGTTATGTAGTAATTCATTAGTGTAGAATAACTCATCATAGATACCTAGCAATATCTCACTTATAAATATCAGTTGAGCTACCACTACAAAAATAGTACCTAATATAAGACTCCACTTAGCAGCCGTCTTTAGTATCCGCCACCAATCCAGAGTAATCAAATGCTTCATCTCTATTCTCCGCTTTATCATTAAAATCTAAAGGCGTCTCTCGGTCTTTGTCCTCATATACTTCAAAGGGACATAGACTATTATGGCATACTTGTACACCATCACCTGTCTTAAGACTTACAGGGATATACTCTTGACAGTACTCGCATAGTTGCATCTCTACTTCATCTTCATCACTTGTACTATTCATTTTATTTACCTATATATTTTTTAAGGTTTTCTTTTAAGTCATTACGAGCTATGCCATAGGCCTGTTCAGGTGTTAGGTCAGCCCTAAACTCAGGTGTAAACGTTCTCTGAGGGAGTAACTCATCTACCAATACATCACAAATGACATACTCTTTAAATAATAACTCTACTACTTTATTTTGTACGTCCATTTTATCGCTCCCAAATACCAGACTCGATCACCTTATTACTCTTAAGTGAGTCTGCATCTTTAATATAATATATCCACGCAGTACCATAAGAGGTTTCAATCTCTTTACGGTTATAGAAATGAGGATACCCTTCAAGACGATCTAATCGTTTAAATGTAGGATCATCTACTTTATACACTTCACCACAGATAGAGGTTGAACCCCCTTCCTTAATAGCTGGGAAGCCACCTAAACCATACATAGTGTACTCTTCTGCTGTCTTCTGTTCACCTAATAATTCAGAAGTATGTAATAGGTGGTGGTTGTGGAAGTTTTTCTTTAAGGAACCATATACCATTACTAGGTATTCTGTATCCTTTTGTTCCTCTTTTACATCTTGGACAATATTTTCTCTCATAAGTTCAATCCTATTCAATATTTATTATTAGTAGTCTTTTTTAGAAAGATGTTCGTAGTCTTGCAGACCTTCTAAGAGTCTGTTCAAATCGAGCCTGTGCTTGATCTATTCTCCTCTGATACTCTTCTTTAGCTTTCTTCTTACCCTTCTCACTACGTAAATCCTTCTCCTTATAAGATAAGCCATCTTTAGTAAGAGATGTATGTTTAGTCCTAGTAAGATCACCTAGGTCTGCTTTAGTAATAGTATAAGTGTGTAGTAGGTTCTCTGTCTTACTACTTCGAGCTTTAACCAAAGGCTCGATACCGTACCACTCAGCAAAATCAGCTAGACTATAACCTTCTAATCTGTGCTGACCTATAGAAACACCATTCCAACTATCCCCTACTGCATCTGAGAATGAAATAATAACAGTACGGGTAGATAAAAACGTATACCGTAATATTTCTAAGATTTGGTAGAAGATAAAAGGGCTATCCTCTTGTGTAATCTTAGTCTCTTTACCATACTTAGGGTACATCTCTCTACCCTCAGAGATTATATTTTTATTACTTACACTTAGGTTAAATACCTCAGAGATACCACAACACTGTCTACTCTGCTTACCTTCTAAAGTAATAGTGATGACACCATCATCTTTCTGTATTATTTTATTATATTTCATCTCACTGTTCCTCAATATATTTAGTAAACGCTGCTACATATTTCTCCAGCGTAGTACCTTCTAATCCCGGTGCTGTGTTGATCTCCAGAATATATGGCTTCTGTTCATGATCATTCCATATAACATCAACCGCTCCGAAATCAAGTCCACAAGACTGTACAGCAAGAATGCTGTTACTGCTAACGCTTGCAGGGCAATCAATACCGTCCCTACAATAAACCCAACCAGTATGCTTATTCCTGATCTTATAGTTAACATCATCGTTCTCTACCTCTCTTCGTTTACGTTTCTCCTGTATATCTATTACTTCACCTTGGAAGACATGCACTCTATACTCTGTCTTCTTCTTCTTATACTCTACAAATAGGGGGGCACGAGTCCAGTCTGCTGCCAGATCATTAGGACTCTCTACGTACTCTGCACCATCACCACTATGACCTCGTAGTTTATGACGGGCTACTATAGGGCAGCCCCACTCTTTAGCTACATTAGGGTTAGTAGTAAAACGTGGTATCTGTACCTCTCCACGTTCCAGATCCTGAAAGCCAAGTAATTTATTACCTACTCTTAAGACCTTATGAGGGTCGTTTAGAATAGATACCTCACGTCCGTACCAGTCAGGTAAGGCTCCGCTACCCCAATTAATAATTACATGGTTGTTACGTGGTAGATATCTACGATTAGGGTACACTTTAAAAGTACGTGTACCTCTCTCTCGAAGTCCTTCTGCTAACATAGTAGCTGACTGTGAACCCATCTTATATGGGTAGATTCTAAACTGTTTCATGACTTAAACTCCACTACGGTCTTTATAACCTGACCCAGCCATACAACCCCAATCAGAGAGATCGAGAGCACAGCTAGGGCAGATAGGCTTATGATCGTTAGTCCACTTAACATCAAATGCATTATCTGGGCTGATTGGTGCTTGACACATATCGCATCCATCTTGAGCTGCTCTTTGAAACGACTCCAGACTAATGTATCGTCCGTTTTCCCCCCTGTACTGTTTGAGGCATGAGGGAGCGTAAGGCTTTTTTTCAGCAGAGGACACCTCCGAGTCCCGTACTTGTTCTATAATCTTCTCTATATTATCCTTTGGCTTACCTACTCTATCCCGTAGATACTCTCTAACATCATCAGATAGTTTCCTTACTTCCTTACCCTTCTTATCCTCTCTGGCTTTCTTTGCAGCCTCTTCTCTAGCCTTACGTGCTTCTAATACCTTGTTATCGATATTCGGCAAGGATAGTATTTTCTTCTCTTCTTCCTTTTCTTCTTCCTTTTCTTCTTCCTTACCACCTACAGGCTCTTCATAAATCTTAGAGATCGTGTGACGTGATAGGTAGATCTCTATATTACCTGCCCTGTTATTACAGTAAGAGATCTCACCTTGTAAGACATCCTCATCTTTAGCTAAACTAATAGTGTCAGAGTCTACCTGATGTACAATAATATCACACCAAGGTTCTTCAGTTAAAGTACCAGAGATCTCACCTAGTGGGTCTTTATTACCATAATGTGTAGCCTTATGAACCCAGAAGTCAACAGTCTCACCTATCTCCAGACCGATACTTTCTAGTAGCTTTTTTGCCTTATCAGTCCGTCTACGATTAAGTCTAGCATTTTGACTTTCATTAGCTGGCTTGAAGTTAGTTGCAGCACGCTTAACCACAGGCTCTGCATATTTACTAAGAGCTTTTGTTGAGTACTCCATAGTCTTAAGGTCTAGAGTATGGAGGGTGTGTGTTTTAAGCAACACCATATCAACTATTTCCATCTTGTTACGAGAGGCAACCCAATTAATCATACCAGCCTCACTAGCAAATAAGACAGTAGTGTGTCCATCATATACATGCTTAACCTTTGCAGTAAAGAGTGGACGTTCCTCATTACGGAACATATTCACTGTGTTATTTTTAATGTCATGGTATACGATGGCATACGCACCATTAAGGCCTTTTACCGTCTCCTCTACTCCAACTTCATTGATGGAGTGGAAAACAGCATCACTGTCCACATCAAAAAGCTCACCGTCTTTTAATAGGTTACGGTGATTATTCAATGAGCCATTATGTACACCAATAATATTACCATGATGAAAAGGGTGTGCATTGACTGAATTAACAGCACCTCGGGTAGCCCAACGGTTATGTCCTACTACTAAGGTCTTATCAATCATACTGCCTAGTATCTTCTCTGCCTTACGGTGGTTGATGAAGTCCCAACCTGCAATAGCTGATTTAAACTTCTGTAAAGTACCATCACTATCTACTGTAAAGACGCCAGTACTGTCCTCGCCTCTTAAAGAGTCTACAACTAAAGCGTCTCTGATAAAGTTACGCTTTTCTCCAGCCATAACACCTTTACTATCACTTATTAAACCTATAATACCACACATTTTAAAGCTCCTCTTCGATATCTCTAATTATTCTAGCACGTTCTGCCATCGCTTGCATATGCTCTTCCATACCTCCGATAGCATATACTGTCTTCTTCTTATTAGTCTTCCGTAGCTTGATCAACCTTTTATAGTTCTCACTTTCTACGAATCTAGGGTTCTTCCTAGATATCGACCCCATATACTTATCGGAACTATTCCTTAAGTCTCCGGCGTATATCATATCTTGAAAGAGACGCATACCTTCTAAGATATCTCCTTCTACATCTGAATACTTAAACAGTTTCTGGATCATATCTTCAGAGAATATGTCACCGATAACAGACATATACCCTGCACCACTGATACCGGTAAGGATATCATAAGGATGACCATTATACTCACAGGCATATTTCTTCATAGCCATAAGTATATTGATCCACTCAAGGATAGCTTTTGAGTTTGTTGACCCTTCCATATGTCTGAACTCTAAAGACCCGAAAGAGAATAAAGCAGCTACATTAAGACCATAATATTTGGTCAGATACTTTAGACTACCTTGTATACGTCGAGCTACCTTACCATCCTCGTCGCCCTCAGCAAGCTCTAATACTTTAGATAAGCCTCCTAAGTGTTCTAAATGCTTTGTTGCATTATAGAAAGGTAGGCAATAGATATTCTCATGCCTATTATATCCGTGATTGTGATAACGATAGATAGGTTTCTCAATAATTAAATATAAACCTATAAGGTTTAATAAAGAACGTAATGTCATATCTCGAACGTCTAAATGTACATGTATTGATGTACGAACACTTTGAGATACTTTAAGATCTTTACCTACTTGCTCTAGGTTCTCCAAAGCAGTAACTAGGTCTAAACCCATCAGCGGTTCTGATAGTACAAACTCAGCCCCTCTTCTAAGTGAGCCATCTTCTACGACATTCCAATACTTAGGAGGTGTTATACGGTCAAGACGTACCCCTTCTACCTCAGACTCTACACCTACATAACAGCTTGGAAGGACTAATCGATCATCAGGTTTAAAAGTACGGACATCTGCGTACTTACCTGTTATTAAACTAACCTGCATCTTCAATACCTCCTATTGGCATAAATTGCGTTAAAGATTCCATCAAAAACTCAAATCCTGTAAATACTATAGCAGTGTTATTTGGCTTAACTTTACCTACTATGTCGTTGTTGTTACATCCTATTAAGATATCTTCAGAGTAACGATCAACGCTTAACCAGAACTTACCACTAATGGCTGCTGTAAATCTCTTACCTTTACGTATACGACTTAGGGCAGCATACGTATCATAATAAGAATTTTTACGTATTGCATCTAAGATTTTAGGTAAAGATATCGAAGGGTTATGTACTACTGGAAGATCCCCATTAACATAGGAGCAATGATATGAGTTGTTATTAATAGCCATATTATATTGACGCTCTGCACCCCTCTTAACATTTATAACTCTGTCATGATAGTTGTATAAACCAGACTTGATCGGTGTCAGGTCAATCTCAGACAGTTTAATGTCGATTAAAGCTTCAGAGTCCCAACTATTATAGTTTCCTCGTGATTTGGGCTTAAACACTTTAGCGAATCGTACCATTTTATCAGTACTATCACTTGTAAAAGTTTCAAATATCTGCTGTATAGATACAGGTGTAATTTTACCACCTAGTACAGCAAAAGCATAACCTCTCCGTAGGTATCTATCTAAATCACCTACTGCATAGTCTTCTGTTTTCATACCACCTCCAAGCCGTGAAGCTCAACCAACTCATTAGCTAGTTCTCGATTGCCTTCATTAATACACTCGATAACTTTATCACCAATATCACGAGTGATACGGAAACCGCCTAAATACCGATCCATAGCAGCCTCTACCTGATCATAAGCCCAATCAATGTGATCTCTCGACTGAATCCAGAAATTAGACAGAGTTCGATATTCAACACCATATTCTTTACTACGGTATGCTCCAGCCTTACCGTACAACTTACGACGTTCAACATCAGCATCCATTAACACAGAAGGAACACCCAGCACTAAGTCTAAGATTCGGATAAATGATGCTTTCTCATTCTCATCCTGTGTTACGTCTTCCAGAGATACGTGGATATGACCACCGCATGAACGTAAAGTCCCTACAGTTTCAGGATCAGGTGGTATATTATTATCCATAGTGTACGCATTCAAGTCCGGAGTACACCCAAATACTAAAGCCATAGGGTGTTCTAACTCCTTCTTAGGGTAATGAGCAGAGGCCTTAACTATAGTAGTAAGGTCATACTCTTTAACCTTATGTTGAAGCAGCCCATATACTTTCTCAATACCTTCCCGCCAACCCTCCTTACTGTCACTGGGGTCTACAGCAAACTCTGCTAAGACGTTATCTTCCTGTAAATTACCACCATCCACTAAGAACGGTTCCTCTTTACTACCACCAATCAAACCAATAGATGATACAAAATCACCCGTTTTAGATGATAGTAGTAATACCTCTATATCTGTACCTAGTTTTAAACTCATATTAAAGTCCCCGCAGTTACTGTAAATGTATAATGAAGTCTACCGTTAAGAAAGATAGGGTAGTTACTGCTTATAGTGACCCACTCATACTTTTTACACAGTGTTGCATCTAACATCTTAGCGACATCATCTGCCTTACCTGCATCAACGGTATGTGTTTGCCTGTATTCAATATTAGGCTGTACTTGATACATAAAACCTCCCCCTACGTAGTAGGTTGTTTATTTAATATACTCCTTGATTAGGAATTGAAAGAATTTAGCTCCGTCAGAACTCTTATCCATATATTCTGGATGGTACTGAACACAAAGAGAATTGGTAGTATCATACCACAACACTTCCGGTTCTTTGCCGCTAAAAAGACCGCCATTATACTTCTCAGTATAGTCATTAAATTCAGGGAATGGTATTGCTGACATTTGAACAGCAAGATCTTCCGCATAGGCTATCATTTCATGGCTCTTAGTGACATCAGGAACCATCATTTGATGATGTGTGGAAGTAACCATAACCTCTTTATTTTTAAACTTACTGCTTCCATTGATACGTATCTTATGACTTGAGGTGTGTCCAGTCATATGCTGTACCAGCTTACCTCCATTCATGACGTTAAGGAATTGAGCACCTCTACAGATACCAATCATAGGTATTCCATGCTCTAAGGCGTACTGGAATATTTCCTTCTCTTCCCTGTCCCTAACATCATCTACTGAAGCTACATAGCCACTACGAACCTCCCCATACATAGAAGGGTTGACGTCTGTACCGCCAGTAAATACTATACAATCAGCCATATCTCTTTGTGATGGAGCTACTACTGCCCCACCTGCTTCAAAGAATGGTTTGAAATAAGCATTACTGCCTAGTACTAAGAAGTTAAAAGAATTGTGATTAAGGATATTATTACGATTACGATCAGCCATATATTTCCTCCTGTAATTTTTTAGACTGTGATATTAGCTGTTTTAATGATAATTTAGGGTGTTCAAAAGGTTCACTTTTAAAAGGCTTAATGATGTATTCTACAAAACCTGAATCCAGATTGTAAGATCCACCGATAAAAGCATCAAAACCGCTATGACATATATGGTCTCTACTATACACCGGACTAGTATCTAATGTATCCTTTAGTTTTGGGAAAGAATGTTTAAGATCGTTTAGACTTATGCCGCAAAGTCCGTTTAAAAAACCATGACCTCCTTTCATTTTAGTGTACGTTTTGTCATTTTTATTGAAATTAGCCCCTACTAGTATAGCCAATGATGGACGTATACCTCCAGATATAAGGTCACGTACAGTCGACACCCAGCGTTCTCCATTCTCGATAAAGAAACGAACCACATAGAGCATAAAAATATTAACCATAGGACGATTATCATTTACCTCTATGTATCTATCAAAGATAGAATTATACGAGTCCTCACCTACAGCTATGCAGTACCTGTCTAAGTACCCAAAATCATCAAGTATTTTACGTATTAGTTCGATATCTTTTAGATGCAGAGACTCTAGGCTTACCTTAATATTCTTAATATCAGAGAACTTGTACCGTGAAATTGCCCTCATACCTTGTAATGCTGCATAGCATGGGGCATTTTTAAAGACCTCTTCAAGGGTTCCACCATTAGCTTCCCTAAGCCTACGTTCTACTGTGTAATCTATATATGCCATGATTTAGTCCTCTTACAATAGAAATTTATGTACAGCGTACAGTTCAGGCCAGAACATACCTACCCAAGCCCATAGATTGAATATCCCTATAACCGCTACTACTGCTAAACAGCAGGATGTAATATATCCTAAAAATACAAACATCACAGTATCACCATCCCAGTTATCCTCCTCTATTTTCTTCGATAGAGAAAGCGCTCCTTTGTAAAAAAGAACAGACAATATGGTATATATTAAGTAAGGGATTAACTCACTGATAGCCTCAATACGTAGTACATTAAGGCCTAGCGCAGCTACATCACCACCATATTGTTCAATAATCTTCTGAGCAGCACCAAAATAGCCCTCCATTTTATCAAATGTAAAAGCTACTACATCATTAGTCTTATCTAAGACCTGAGTAGCCTGCTCTGCAACCACCTTTGCCCCTTCTTGAGCTTCAATTGCTGTATTTTTTACAGCCTCAAGGGACTGCTCCACCTTTTCTATCTCTTCTTTCATGGTATATCTCCGGTTGATTGTAAAATATATTGAACTTTCTTTAATAAAAGCTGTCCAATACCTTAAAAAGCCTTAAAGTGTAGCCTCCCAAGCCTCCCAAGCCTTCAAAGCCATAAGGTGTAGGTCACCATCCACATCATGATGCATTGGCTGGTAACTTTAATTTATCATTAGAATTACTCATAAGCCTACAGCCTCCATACCTTCCATCATATTCTGATGTACGATATCCTTACTGTTAATGTCCTGAACATAGCCTTTAAGACCGTCTTTAAGCCTATTAACAGCTACTTTCTTACTGGGAGTTACTTGACCCTTAGTGTACGTGAAAGTAGCCCCATATTCATCTTTAGTGTAGATGAAAGTCTCATATAGAGTCTTTTTTACCTTCTGAATAGCCATAATCACATACTCCAGAGGGTAATAGAGATAAACAAGAATGTTAAAGTCAAGAATATAGACCTTAAATACCCTGAATAGTGATACTCTGACTCATGATAGTCAACATCACCACGATATTGTAAACTTTCCTTATAGGCATTGTACGCTGCAATAGTGTACAGGAAAGCTACAACCGTAACTCCTGAGAAACAAATAGCCGCAGCTATAGTCAAAAATGTAATAATATTCATATTGATTTACTCCCCTACGCAGTAGGTTATTTATTGAGTTAATAAAACGACTACTGCCAGTACCACTACAGTACAGACAATAGCCAGAAAACTAGCTAGAAAATATACTTTCATACATCACCTATACCTTCGTAGTCTTTGGCTGACGACGCATACGAGGTACGGTATGGCCATGATTACCAATATGATCAACGCCACGAGAGATAACATAACGAGCACTATCGCCACTATTAAGATTGTCTCTAAAAACCTTCGCCTCTTCTTTATTGTTGAAGTCAGGCGAACATTCACTTCTTTTACCAGTTTTTGTATCCTTTACATAAAATAAACGCTTCATAGTTTTATCCTCCACGTAGTTGCACTATAGACAGCCTATAATACATACAATAAAAAACCCTATAAATCATAGACTTATAAGGCTTTTGATGTATATACTACAGGTTATTAGAAGTATTATGCTTCCAGTGCTAGCATAGCAGTAGTAAGGTGCTCCACTAGCGCAGGTGCATTATTTTCTCGTGCAATTTCACGACGTTTATTAAGGTAAGCAATAGCGCTTTTGGTAGCTTTAGCCTCGTCAAACTCAGGCTCCCCTTTACCGTTATTATCTGCCCACTCCACCCAAGTGCTTAAGCTGTGGAATTCTTTAGGTAAAGTTTTCATCTTACCAGCTTTAGTGTATGAATTAGTATTACTGTCATACACCGCACCAGTGAAATGCGTTAAAAAGCTACGCAAGGCATTAACTCGAATACCTCTACGGGTTCTGGCATAGGTCAAACTCTTATTAAGATATGCTATATTCTTTTTATGTTTCCAGAATAGAGCTATAGCGCCAATTGTCAGCACTGTATCATCGTCATTATTTTGCTTGGCTGTCTGGAATTGACGACCTAAAGCAGCCATAAACGTATCATGATCGTAGTCTATGTTTTTAATTGTGTTGTTCATAATATTCACCTTTCTATAGGTTATTAATAGGAATGTATTATATGTACTTAAACATAAGCACATACTGATAAACTCATATTATATTTAGAATATGACCATTTAAGCCCACGGCAAGCCCCTGCAATATCGGGAGTTACTACCTTCTCTCTACTTACGCGCCCAAAGGTTGCCACTATTACAACAGTTGTTAACTGTATTTGGTCATTTACTAGTTACTGTATTGTATGGCTATAACTATTAGCGTATTGATAGTATATTAGCGTTTGCTTAAATGATAATGATTCTCATTCGCATTGACTAACTATCGCAACAAGCCCGTATACAGTGCCTTATCTCGCGTCTATTCTTATGCATGGTTTAATCGTACCACTGGTATAGATACCGCTGACGAACTACGCTGACTAAAGAACATGCCTCAAGGGGCTAGTCAGTTGCTGAATATGTTGCATATGCTATGCCAACTTTAAGTATTATCCCTTTTATTTATTTATTCCCCTTTAGAATCAATGACTTACAGCGATATATCTACTTTTATCACATTGGCATAACTTTTGCATACAGTGTACAATTTTGTCCATTTTATACCCATATTGTACATATTGTACAATGCTAATATACTAATATAGAGCTATGTCATTGATTTATATAGTATATAAGTATATTAGAATTGTCCATATTGTACAATTTATGTATATTTTTATTGCCTATATATAGTGTAAATATAAACACATATTATATTGGCATTATTATTGCATGTCTTGATAGCCTATTGCGGTGCTGGCACGATTGTTGCATGGTACTATAAAGGGTATTAATGGTGACTATCACTTATATTTATACCATATTTCTGTATTATTGGCATATTTCTTGCTTTAAATGAGAATGATTATCATTATCGATGGGGGGAGGGGGCTGGACTCTATTAAAAAAATCCTATTATAACACCTAGCTACAAAAAACGTGATTTTGAGTATTAAAAAACAGGGATATAGAACTATATAGACTATACATAACTACTTGATTCTACTAGGTTTTTAGGTCTGAAAGCAGTTATTAAATAATACCCTAAAGAACTCAGTAATACCTACCTACCTTACTATCTTTATAACCATATCTCTTTGTCTTTCTCTGGTAATCCTTACCCCTTGTGGGTAAAACGGAAATTAAAAAGACTAAAGAATGAAAATAATTTGAAAATAAATTGAACTTTTTGCTTTTTTTATTGTCTAATACGTATATTACTTTTATATTAATTAAAAAGAAAATAATAATAAAAATATAAGGATATAAGGAAAGTAGGTATTAAAAGTATTAAAGAATATACCAGAACTATATAGATATATACAACAATGAGCGTATACGTATGAAATCTTCAAATAAAGCAGCTATGACTGTAAGAAGTATGTTTGGTGGTATGTTAGGTAAAGCTATCACAAAGACTAAAGAAAGTAAAATTAAGAGACAAGGTAATAAAAAGACCAAAAAGTAAATAATAATGACTGAGCTTACTGACACCAAATTTAAAAAGGGTACTTCTGGTAATAAAAGAGGTAGGCCTAAAGGTGCTAAGAATAAGAAAACTGAACTACAAGAGATACTTGTATCTAAATCAAGTGAATTGATGGTTCAGAACCTTAATAAGGTAGTATCTGTAGTTATTCAGAAAGCAGAGGAAGGTGATCTAACTGCTGCTAAGATGATTTTAGACCGTCTAATCCCAGTTAAGAAAGCTGTAGAGATTAATGCAGGTAAACTAGGGAATGGTGGTATTACAATCAATATAGAGAAACTAACAACCAACCCTCATCTATCTGGAAAAGACCTAGAAGAAGGTGAAGATGGTACTTTTGAAGAAGTAGAGCAAATATGAGTACTAAACAGAAGGACATCTACTGGTTTGGACATGGCCGTTTAAGAGACTATTCTTCTCCTCAAGAGCTTAAAAGGGCTCATAGAAAGAAATTAAGAGAACATAACAGTACTGCATGGTCGCCTATCTATAAATCAAGTAGATGGCAGAATACAGGTTGGACATATTACTGTAAGTTGTATGGTGAACCTTTTGAACACCTAAATTCACTACAGTATTCTAAAGCATTATATGGGAATTAAATACAATGGCTGATATGAAAGCAAGAAACCAGAAAGGTAGTCGTATTGGCTCGACTGGCTCTAAACCTAGTGTACAGAATCCACCTAAAGTAGCTACTATCCAGAAGGGTAAGGCTAGAAGCAGTGACTGTGCATGTATTACAGGTTCAAATACTGGTAAAGTACAGAAAGAGCCGACTATAAAATAAATAGGTACATAAATGTCTGATTTAAACTTCTCTCTACACGAGAAGCAATTAGAGATTTTCAATTCCGATGCTCGATTCAAGGTATGTGCTGCAGGTAGACGAGGAGGTAAATCCTACTTATCCGCTGTAACACTCCTTCTGAAAGGACTTGAAGAGACTAATCGCTGGGGTTACCCCCTAAAAGGTAAAGAGGTGTGGTATGTAGCACCTACCTTCCAACAAGGGAAGGATATCATGTGGAATCTCCTTAAAGATATAGGGGAGAAAGTGATTAAGCAAGCACATGAGAATACAGCACGTTTAACCCTTATAAATGGACGTACTATCCAAATTAAGGGATCAGATAGACCAGACACCTTACGTGGTGTAGCTATCTCTTACGTGGTAATGGATGAATATGCGTTTATGAAGCCAGAAGTATGGGATCTTATAATAAGTCCTACACTAGCTGACGTAGAGGGAGATGCCTTATTTATAGGAACTCCTGATGGTAAGAACCACTTCTATGAGTTGTGGGTTCAAGGCCATAAACTAGACGAATGGGAATCTTTCTCCTTTAATAGCATGGATAATCCCATGATATCTCAGAAGGAAATAGAGAAAGCCCGTGGTCGTATGTCAGCAGACGCATTTAGACAAGAATTTGAGGCTTCATTCTCCTCTGGTGGTGGGGGTTCGTTTAAGGAAAGTATGTTCCAATATGCTACCTCAAGCCCTGAAGCAGGAGATATATACATAGCAGTAGATCCAGCAGGTTTTGGTACTGGAACTGGTATGGTTAAATCAGCAATGAGTCGTCTAGATGAGATGGCTATAGCAGTAGTAGAAGTTTCTCCTTCTGGCTGGTTTGTACATGATATGATACATGGTAGATGGGGTGTACGAGAGGCCAGTCTACAGGTTATAAAGGCAGCTCAGAAGTATAGACCTCGTTGTGTAGGAATAGAAGGTGGCTCATTAAAGAATGCAATGGGCGACTACTTACATGATCAGATGCGTAGGCTTAATATATATCCTCGTATCGAGACTCTTACTCATGGTGGTAAGAAGAAGACTGAAAGAATAACATGGGCTCTTCAGGGGCGTTTCGAGCACGGTCGTATTATCTTTAAAGAAGATGCACCTTGGCTTAAGAAGCTTACTGATCAGCTCTTAGATTTTCCAAACCCAATGTCCCATGATGATCTCCCGGACGCTCTTGCGTACATAGATCAACTTGCAGATGTCGTCTATGCAGATGATTTCGAAGAAGAGACATGGGAACCTCTTGACCCAATGGCAGGATTTTAATGGCTACAGATATAGTTATAAACGACCCTAATGACGAGGATAACAGAATCCACGAGATGAACTCGCCAGAAGACCGTTTAGTGTCTTGGGTGCTACAGACTATTCAACCTTGGATAGACTATAGAGATGCTAATTTCAAGGATAAATGGGATGAGTATTATCGCTTATGGCGTGGTATTCATATCGAACAAGATAAGACTCGTAATTCAGAAAGAAGTAAGCTTATTACACCTGCATTGCAGCAAGCTATTGAAAGTGGAGTAGCTGAGTTAGAAGAAGCTGTATTTGGTAAAGGTAAATGGTTTGACCTAGACGATGACATGATGGATCAAAGTCCAGAAGATATAGGTCATTATCGTAATATGTTACAAGAAGATCTTGAATTCGCTGGCGTTAAAGATGCCATGTCAGAAGTCTTCTTAAATAGCTCCTTATATGGTACTGGTATTGGTAAGATCATTGTAGAGGATATAGATGTAAGAGACGTTACATCTGTAGACCTAGGTGGTGGTGTACAGGAAGCTGCTGCATCTGTTGAACAGAAGGTACAGGTTAAATTAATACCTATCAGTCCAGATGAGTTTGCTATAGATCCTGCTGCTAGAACACTCGATGAGGCACTTGGTTGTGCCCATATAACTGTTGTTCCTAAACATAGTATTATAGGTAAGCAACAGGAAGGTATCTACTTAGGTGGAGATATTGGTTCTTTTACTGATGACCTAGATCTTAACCCTAAAGGTGAGAGTAAGAGTCCACTATCCCTAGATTCTACTAAAGTTGTAGAGTATCATGGACTAGTACCTGCTAACCTTATGCCTACTTATGTAGGTGAAGGTGAAGAGTTTGTAGACCTTACTAGTGATGATACTGATTACGAAGCTGATACGATTGAATTTGTAGAAGCTATTATAACTATTGCTAATGATGATGTATTACTCAAAGCTGTAGAGAATCCTCATTTGATGAAGGATCGTAGCTTTATTGCATATCAACATGATACGGTTCCTAATCGTTTCTGGGGACGTGGTATAGCTGAGAAAGGGTATAACCCTCAGAAGGCTTTAGACGCAGAACTACGAGCACGTATAGACGCTATGGCGTTGACTGTACATCCTATGATGGGAGTAGATGCAACTCGCATCCCTCGTGGTGGTAGCTTCGTAGTAGAACCCGGAAAGAATGTTTACACTAACGGTGATCCTAATACTGTTTTACGTCCATTTAACTTTGGTCAAGTAAACCCTAATACATTCCATCAATCAGGTGACCTAGAACGTATGGTTCAGATGGCTACTGGTAGTATGGACAGTGCTGCACCTGTAGGTGTATCTCCTCGTAATAATACTGCTTCTGGTATGAGTATGATGCTTTCAGGTAGTATTAAACGTAGTAAGAGGACACTTGCTAATATCGAGCGTAAGTTCATCACAGCACTATTGAATAAGACTGCATGGAGATATATGCAGTTAGATCCAGACAGATACCCTGTAATGGATATCAAATTTAAAGTATATAGTACTCTTGGTATTATGGCACGAGAGGTAGAACAGCAGCAACTTACTGGGTTGTTAAATACTGTTCCACCAGACAGTCCTACATACTGGATACTGATACGTAGCATCTATGAGAACTCTAGCATTACCGATAAGGATAAAATGATAGTAGTTATTGATCAGATGTTACAACAATCCTTGCAACCTCAACCTGATCCTGCAGCGCAAATGGCTCAAGTTAAGGCTCAAGAGGTTCAAATGAAGGCTCAAGCTGATAGCGAGAGTCGTAAGATTGAATTCATGAGAGCAAGAACCGAGATGGCTCGTGTTATGATAGAGCAAGAGAAGGTAGCAGATCAGCGAGTTAAGCTCGAAACTGAAGCTATTCTTAATCTAGCAAAAGCAGAGTCAGAAGAGATAGGTAATCAGCTGAATATCTATCAAAGTAAAGTTGACGCTATGGCAACGAAAGCACAATCAACAACAGAGGTAACAGATGGATCAGGCACAACAGATTAAAGATTTAGAAAAACTATCAGAGATGTTTAACGGAGAAGGTTGGGGTCTCTTACAGAAAGATTTTGAATTACTACTTAAGGTAGCTCAAGAGTCATCTGACACAGAGTGTGAGACAAATGACAAATGGCAATTTAGACGTGGTAATATTCAAACACTGAGGTATATAACAAACCTCGCACAAATAACTCGAAATCAGTTAGATGAATTAACTGACGAGTCAACTAACGATACAATAGATTCCTAAACCTATAAGGCGGAAAATAAATGAGTAATGATACAATCGTAGTCGAGCAGACTACTTTAACTGATAACGAAGAACTGGTCAACCTAGATGATGTTGTAATAGATGAAACTAGAGAGACCCCTAAAGAACTAGAGAAAGAAGTTGTTAATGCTTCATCTTTACCTGAGAAATTCCAAGGTAAGAGTGTAGAAGAAGTAGCTGAAGTTTATAGTAATTTAGAGAAAGAGTTTGGTCGTAAGAATAATGAGCTAGGCGAGCAGCGTAAGCTTATTGATCAGTTACTGGAGCTTAAACTCGAAGAGAAGAGCACACCTAATGATAAGCAGAATGCCCAGAAGGTAGATGTAGACTCTCTATTAGATGACCCAGACAGAGTAATCTCTGATGCTGTGGCTAATAATCCTGTCTTGAAAGAGATGCAAGAAAATTTAGTGTTAAGTAAAAGAGAAGCTGAATTAAAAGGCTTTGAAGGCGTACATCCAGATTGGCAAACAGTTATACAGACTGATGAATTTGCTAAATGGATTAAAGAAAGTCCTGTTCGTGAACAGTTATTTAATGACGCGAATCAGAACTACAAGTACGACGTAGCTACTGAACTCTTTACCTTGTATAAAGGTGTTCAAGGTACCGTAGTCGAAGAGGCTAAGGAAATTAGAAAGAAGAATGCCAAACAGGTTATGAATAATGCTGCTACTGAGAAGGGAACACAGACTGCCTCTACTCAAAAGATCTATAGTAGAGCACAGTTAATGAACTTTCGTTTAAGAGACCCTGAAGGATATAGAGCTAGGGAACAAGAGTTCTACCAAGCCTATGCCGAAGGTCGAGTACGTTAATTATATAACTTTATAGGTAAATAAAAATGGCTTTAGGTACTAACCATCTATCGAATCAGGCGACTTCGGTACAGGAGTTCATCCCAGAACTTTGGTCAGATGACATAATCGCCTCATATAAACAGAACTTGGTTCTAGCTAACTTAGTAAGCAAGATTAATCACAAAGGTAAGAAAGGTGATACAATTCACATTCCTAAACCTACTCGTGGTTCTGCTAATTCTAAGGTTGTTGGCTCACCAGTTACCCTTAATGAGAATAACTCAAGCGAACTGACAGTTGTTCTAGATAAACATTATGAATACTCGTTCGTAATTGAAGACATCATCGCGATTCAAGCTTTAGATTCTTTGAGACGTTTCCAAACTGATGACGCTGGCTATGCTCTAGCTTCACAAGTTGATGACGACTTATGGACTTTAGCTGCTGCGTTGCAGGGTGGTACATCTTACTCTGCTGCTGTAATCGGTGGTGACGGTGTGACAGTATGGGACGGTTCTGCTAATACCAACACTGGTAATGGTACTACTCTGACTGATGCTGGTATCCGTGAGATGTCTCAATTGTTAGACGATGCCAATGTGCCGATGCAAGGTCGTGTACTGGTTATCCCACCTGTCGAGAAGAATACCCTTCTGGGTCTTGCTCGATTCACTGAACAAGCATTTGTTGGTGAAGTAGGTGCAGGTAATAGCATCCGTAATGGTAAGATTGGTGACATCTATGGTATGGAAGTTTATGTTTCTACAAACTGCCCAACTGTAGCTGCTGACGATACTACTACTAACTATCGGGTTGGTATGATGTTCCATAAGGATGCCTTTGTTCTTGCTGAACAGATGGGTGTTCGTACACAGTCTACTTATGTACAGGAGTACTTAGGTGATCTGTTTACATCAGATATGATTTATGGTATTGCAGAGCTGCGTGATGACGCAGGTGTTGCATTCTTCGTACCACAATAATCTATATAGGGGCAAGGATGCCCCGCCTTTTTCTTGTACTCTAAGGGTATACAATGACATATATACAACTAGTAAATAAAGTACTCTTACGTTTAAGAGAGGCACAAGTATCTACCGTAGCTGAGACTGAATACTCTGCGCTTATTGGTGAATTTATCAATGAGGCCAAGAAGGAGATCGAGGATGCTTATGATTGGATACAATTAAGAACTACATTACAAATTACAACTGCTGCTGATGACTTTAGATATACACTCACAGGGGCAGGTGACAGATATAAAATACTACAGATTATAAACGATACCAAAGAGGTAGGTGTTTATAAAGCTGATTACAAGTTTATGAATACGGTTCTAACAGCTAATGGTGTCTCAACAGGTACTCCTACCTATTATGACATTAATGGCAGTACAGGGGGTGATCCTGATATCGACCTCTATCCGGTTCCGGACGGGGTGTATGTTCTATACTTCAACATGATTATACCACAGGATGACCTGTCAGCAGAAGATGATATTATAACTATCTCTCACTGGCCTGTCATCCTAGGGGCGTATATGAAAGCTCTTGGTGAAAGAGGTGAAGAGGGGACTACTTCTTATCAGACTGCTGCTAAAGCGTATTTCGATGCACTAGCAAGAGCTATTGATTTAGGCTCTGCTGACTCTCCTAGTGAGAATGTTTGGACGGTAGGTTAATGCCAAGTCAATTAGTAGATTACTCTATACAAGCACCGGGATTCTTAGGACTCAATAAGCAGAACTCAGGGGATATACTTCCTGAAGGTTGGGCTACTGAGGCTAAGAACTTCGTACTTGATGATGTAGGCCGTTTAGCTGCCCGTAAAGGTACTAAGAGAGTTAACTCTACAGCTATTGCTACGTCTCCTGTAGTAGAAGTAATACATGAATATATAGATGATGCTGGTAATACAGAGATAATCTTAACTGCAGGCAATGCAATCTACTCCTCTAGTGGAGCAACTCTTACAGATATTTCTAGTGGCTTAACTATTACAGATAACCATTGGAAGTTTGTAAACTTTAATGGCAATTGTATAGGTTTCCAAGACTTACATGAACCTATCATATACACAGGTAGTGGCAACTTTACACTTCTTATAGAAGAGCATACTGATTGGGCTATTAATACTTCCTACTCTGTAGGGGATCTACGTATTCCTGCTGCAGCTACAGACTTCTACCTATACTGCAGTACAGCAGGTCTTTCAGGTGGAGCAGAGCCTACTTGGAATACTACAGAAGGTGCCAGCACTACAGACAATACTGCTACATGGACTACGCATAAGATTCCTAACGGTAATGAAGCTATTGCTGCAGGCGGTAGACTATGGGTTATAGACGGTACTACACTAAGTTATAGTCAAACTCTTATCCCTCACTACTGGGACACTACTGATACTATTAATCAGTTTGATCTTAAGACTGTATGGCGTAATGGTATGGACGTAGGTGTAGGTCTTGCTGAGTTTAATGGACACCTCTGTATATTAGGTAAGAAGACAATTACAGTCTATCAAGGTTTCACTGATGTAGATACCATGTCTCTGGTAGAGAATATAGCAGGTATTGGTTGCCTTGGTAGAGATACAATACAAGATATTGGTACAGATATTCTCTTTCTTTCAACATCAGGGGTACGTTCTCTAGGTAGGACTATTCAAGAGAAGAGTATGCCTGTAAGAGATATCAGTAAGAATGTTAGACACTATTTATTAGAGACTGCATTCTCAGAAACTGCAGCTAATATTAAAAGTGTATACTCTGAGAAAGATGGTATGTATTTACTTACTTTCCCGACTAAGACTAAGGTGTTTTACTTTGATGTACGTCAGCCACAACAAGACGGATCACTTAAAGCTACTGAGTGGGAGACAGTACATAATAGCTATGCATACACACTTAGTGGTGATGTATATGTAGGTACCGCAGGGTACTTGAATCAATATACTGGATTTTTAGATGATAAGAACTCTGATGCTACAGGTGGTACATCTTATGATGTTCTATTTGAATCAGGTTGGTCAGACTTCGGAGAGGAAGCTTCTAGTTTAAATAAGATCCCTAAGAGAATGTCTATCACTGCATATGGTGGTCAAGGTAAGACTTTCTTATTTAAGTGGGCATTTGATTATTCGGAGTCATTTACTTCTTCTAATATCACAGCAGAGTCTGGTACACTAGCTGAGTACGGTATATCGGAATACGGTATAGCTGAGTGGTCAGGTGGTTTAGATTTTAATAACCTAAAAAGAAATATGTCACGTAATGGACGAGTCATGAAGACAGGTATGAGTGTCACGATTGATGGAAGGTCTATTGCACTACAACGATTAAGCGTTCAAGCTAAACTAGGTAAGATGGTACTATGAGTGATTATTCAAAGACTACTGATTTCTCGACTAAAGATGCTCTAGTTACCGGAGATCCTAATAAGATCGTATCTGGTACAGAACATGACGATGAATATAACAATATAGCTACTGCTGTAGCTACTAAGACTAATAAGAAGCTACCTGCTACTACTAATAATCTAGCAACACTAGACGCTACTGGTGACTTAGGTGACTCTGGTTTCTACTTTAGTGGGGCAGGTGGTACGGTAACGGCTACTGCTGCAGAGTTAAATAAAACTAATACTACTGCCTCTCAGGGAGACCTAGACGCAATAACTAATTTCGAAGAGACTTTATCAGCTACTACGTCTGAAGTATCTATACTGACTACTAAGACTTTAAACATAGTAGACGATGGTGCTCTAGAGATTGCAGGAACAGCAATTACAGCTACTGCTGCGGAGCTTAACACAGCATGTGATGGTATTACAGCTACTGCTGCGGAGCTTAACACAGCATGTGATGGTATTACAGCTACTGCTGCAGAGATAAATAGAGTGTGTGATGGTTCCTTGTCAGGATCTAGATCTTATGACTTACCTAATATATCATCTGTTGCAGGACACGCTACTTTTACTATATCAGTATCAGGGGCTACGTTAGGTGATTTCTCACTTGTATCTGCTAATATTAGCCTACAAGGATTGAATGTTACATCGTATGTCTCTGCTGCCGGTACTGTAACAGTAGTAGTATATAACCATACAGGTTCTGATGTGAATCTTGCGTCTACTACTTGGAATGCTAAGGTATTGACATGATAATTAATAGAAACAGACTTGAAGAGGTTGAACGATAATGCCAGCTTTAGATTTTGTAGGTGACTTACTAGGTATTGGAGGTGATGTACCTCAAGCTGAGTTTAGCCCCTACGGTATAACTTCAGGTGTCGGTACCTCCTCTTTTGCAGACGGTACTGGTACTTTCGAACTAAGCCCTGAACTACAAGGGATATATGATCAACTATTAGGTAGTGGTTCACAGCAATTACAAGCCGCTCAAGAATATGACCCATATGCAGCAGCAGAAGGCTTATTCGGTAGACTAGACCAGATACTAGCTCCCGGTAGAGAACAAGGGAGACAAGGCCTAGAATCTAGACTTCTTAATCAAGGTCGCTTAGGCAGTACAGGTGGAGCCTTCCAACAGCAGGGCTTTGAATCAGCTATCGAAGCAGAGAGAGCTAGACAGCTTAATCAGGCTTTTGGTACAGCTCAAGGTGTACAAGACTCTATGTTTAATAGAGGTATGGCTGGAATACAAGGTGCTCTAGGTATCCAAGGCGCTGGTATGAATCAATTAAATCTAGGCCTACAAGCCGGACAAGGTTCCTTACAAGCAGGTATGTTTAACATTGGTAATCAGATACAACAAGATCAACTGCTACCTAGTTTAATAACTGGATTAGGCCAAGGTGCATTAACTGGTTGGGCTTCAGGAGGGTTTAAGTAATGAGCGAGAGAGCTAATACTTTATTTGGCTTCGAGACTCCTGAGCAGGTACGAGAAAGAATAGGACGTACCTATCAAGAAGGTCGTAATAAACTATACCAGCAAGCCTTACAGTCTGGTCAAGGTGGCCTAGCTAATAGGTTAGGTGGCTTAGGTCAAACTATAGGTCTTGCACTTAGTGGTCTTGGTGGTGATAAAGAGATCAATACAGAAGAGACCCGTATGGCTGAACAGAGACAGAAGATTATATCTGGTCTTGATGGTGAACCTACGACTGCTGAATACTACTCTAAGGCTATGAAAGCATTTATGGATGCCGGTGATATGGCTGGTGCTAAGGATGCGCTTGGTAATTTTGTTAAGTTGACTACTATTGAGAGTGCTAAGGGTAAAGAAGAAGATAAAGGTCTTAAGACTACTATCACTATGGTACCTACTGGCGATGGAACTGATACTCAAAGAATGGCAGTCACTACTGATAGGAAAGGTAATGTAGTTAATCAGGTACCACTAGGTGGTATTAAAGAAGATAAGCCCCCAGTAACCCGTACACCTAAAATTACTAAAGGTGATAGAGAGGGTACTCTTGCTCAAGCTAGAAATATCTATAAACATATGGATTTTTCTGCTGAATATAATCCAGAAGATCATGATGCTTTCTTAGATATTATAACAGGTGAAGTGAATAGAAGGGCGGAAGAATTAAGAGTTCAAGGAGAACCAGTAAGTAAGGCTAAGTTGACTAGGGAAGTACTAAGGATGGCTGAGAAAGAAGGGGTAATTACTAAGGATGAAGGGTTCTTCGATACAGAGCCTAAGATAGATCAAAGTAAATTAGACGTTATGTTCGGTATTAAAAAAGCTGAAGATAAAGGCGAGTGGACAATTGAGGAAGTTAAAGACTAATGGCTACTTATCAGATTACTGATCCTAGTGGTAAAAAGTTTAAGATAACTGCTCCTGAAGGGGCTACTCAAGATGAGGTTCTAGAGTTTGCTAGAACTAGAAGCACCCCTACGTCTAAATCACAAGAAGGTTTAGAACTCACTGACGCTATTGATGCCTATAAAGATGAGCACTTTCCTAATGTAGGTAATCGTTTAGGTGCTTTTGAGTTTGGTGGATTCCACGGTACAGAAGAGAAGCGTAAAGAATTAGAGAATATCTTTAAACTTAAGGATGCCCTTATACAGCCTCGTGGTATCGATGAGAAGTTCAATGCTCTTAAAGAGGTTGATCCTACTATAACTCCTGCCGGATACGATAAAGAGAAAGATATAGCTTATGTTAATTGGAAGGGTAAGAAGTATCCTATAAATGCTGAAGGTGTTTCTTCTCAAGATATAACAGATATAGGTGCAGAGATAGGTGCTCAGGCTCCCCTAATGGCTGCAGGTGGTGGCTTAGGTGGTATCATTAAAGCAGGTTCTCTATTAGCTAAGGCTGCTGGTGTAGGTGTAGGTGCTGCATCCGGCTCTGCATTCAGAGACGTTACTGCTGACCTAGAAATAGATATGAATCATGCACTCTTAAGCGGTGCTTTAGGTGGTACATTAGAGGTAGTCATACCTACTGCTGGTAAGATGATAGGTAGGTACTTCTCTGGTAAGGCTGCTAATAGTATTGTTAAGAAGTTTGAGATAGCTGCTAATCAAGAGAAGGCTAGAGGTATTACTAATCATCAAGACGTAATCACTGAGTCTATGAAGAAGATAGGTATTTTTCCTTCTGAACTACAATGGGCTGTTAAGAGGGCTGGGAAAGGTGCTAATATCTATGGACAAGATGCAGCTAAGAGTTACCTTAAACAAGCTAAACCTATAACTACTGCAGTAGAGAATTTTGTAACTAAGCACCCTAAAGTAGGTATGCCTTTACAGAAAGTATCTGAATGGGGATCTAGTGCAGGCAAGCATACAGAGAATGCATTAGGTACACTGCTTACGTCTATTAATAACATAAGCACCCGACAAGCTATGAAGCTTAATAGATATGAACATACGTTACATACTAAATTATTAGAGGGTAAAGATATCTCTAGGGGCTTCCAGAACGCATACAGAGCGCTTGAGCCGTCCGTTCAGCGTAAGTTCACTACTATGCTATTCAATGGAGATAAAGAGGGCGTAGAAGCGATTGTACGTCAAGCAGGTAATGAGAAGTTACTTGACTCTTGGCTTAAGGTCAGAGGTACTTTAGACAATGTACATAAGGAATTAAAAGCTACAGGACATGAGGTAGGTTTCTTAGAGAACTATTTTCCACGTAATGTTAAAGATCAGAAAGGTCTTGACTCTTATAGAGGTGTAACCCGTGGTACTGAGGCAGAGGAATTAGTTAAAAGATGGGAGTCTCACTTTGGTAAGAAGATCGATGATCAGACACTAGGCCGTATTATTGGTGGGGATATAAAGGTACGTAAAGAGATTCCTGTTAAAGCATCTACTCCTTCTAAGAAGAGAACTATTGAGAAAGTAGACGAAAAGATGGTTCCTTTCTATGATGATCCTGCAGAATACTTAGATGCATACTTACACAGAGCTATCAACAGTGTAGAGAAGAATAAGTTCTTAGGTATTAATAAGAATAACTCTAAGTATACAGCTTGGGATGATGCTGAATTCGATTCAGATATGTTATCTAATTCTATTGGTATACAGCTAGGAAGGGAAGTTAAGAATGGATCTTTGACATGGGATGACGTAGCTAAACTTAAACCATTGTATCAAGCTCGATTTGGTAAAGGTGAAGAGTTTGCATCTACTGTACAGCAAAGAGCTAAGAACTTAATGTATATGTGGACTTTAGGTAGTCCAATGTCTGCCCTTACTCAGGTAGGTGATTTAGCCTTATCAGCTCAGGTTAATGGATTGACTAATACTATAGCTGCAGTTGCTAAGACTTTAGGTAGAAAGAATGATGCTACAATTCATAAGACAGGCGTTGATTTAATATCTCATGAATTTAGTAGTAACCTATCTACTGCTCGTGCATTAGATGCTACACTTAAATGGTCAGGCTTTAAAGCTGTTGATAAGTTTGGTAAGACAGTACATATAAATGCCTCTCTTGCTAAACATAAACAAGCATTACGTAGTTCGAAAGGAACAGAACGTTTTGTACAAGAGTATAAAGATGCATTTACTCCTGCGGAGCTTAATCGTGTTATTCGTGATCTTAAGTCTGGTAAACAGACTGATCTATCTAGTGTAGTGCTATGGAATGATCTAACAAAAGCACAACCTATTGCCTTATCTCAGATGCCTAAGTGGTACTTAGAACATCCTAAAGGCCGTATGTTATACATGCTTAAGACATTCACTATTAAACAGTTTGACTTGATGAGAAGAGAGGCTTTCCAGAAGATAGCTAATGGTCAAGTTAAGGAAGGTACTAAGAATCTACTTACCTTTGCCACTATGTTTACAGGAGCTAATGCTTCTATAGAACAAGTTAAGAATTGGTTAAGAGGTAAAGATGTAGACTTCGCAGACACCGTGTATGCTAACATGCATAAGAATTGGGGTGGTTCTGAATGGCTACTTAAGAAAGCCTCTGGTAGAGGTGTGTCAGGTGCTATAGAAGCAGCTATAGGTGTAGTTACTCCTCCTTTAGATGCTCCGGCTAAGACAATAGATGCATTTACTAGTGGTGTAGCTGATAGTAACAAGGCGATAGATATATTAAATGAGACAGCTAAGACACTACCTATAGTAGGTGGATATACTCAGATGGTAAATACTTTCATGGGTAATACTAAAAATGACAAGTAGGACAGTATTAATGAATGAATTGGAAGTAGGTAAGTTAATATCTGCAGTAGAGAACCTTACTAAGACAGTAGACGCTTTATCAACTAAAGTAGATGAATTAGAGTCTCAGCTAGATAGAGGTAAAGGTGTGATCATTGGTATCTTCCTGATCGCAGGCTTCTTAGGTGCGGCAGGGTCAACACTGATACACAAAGCTATGAGTTTTATTGGAGGTTCTTAATGGCTACCTTTAGAGGAAGTCCTACCCCAGAGGCTGGTTCAGTAGTAAGAGCTACTGCTTCTGAGATAGACATAGCGGATGCTAATAATTACTTTGATGGTACTGAGGTAGAGACCGCTCTTGAAGAATTAGCAGTAAGTGTTGGACTCGGTACAGATGTAGATATTAGATATAAAAGTATCACAGGGTCAGTATATACTATAACCAATGCTGAACTTATAGATGGTTATAATATATATGGTATTAATTATTCAGGCACTGTAACTATTACTCTACCTTTTGAACCTCAACAAACACAGATCATTGTAGTTAAAGATGAATCAGGCAATGCTGATACTAATAACATACAGATCGTAACCTTGGATAGTTAAATATGGCTGTTGTATTATTTTGTTTCAAGCATAAAGGGACTGACGAAGTAGAAGGTCATCGTAGAGGTGATCCTATCGTAGCTATGCGTAATAATCATATATGGGGATCTGGTGAAGATAAGCGGGCACATTTAGCGTTACACGGCAACACAGACAACTGGACTGATGCAACGGTGCTAATAAAGATCACCGGTATGTCAGTTGCAAGAGCCACAGCGTTAATGAACAGAGACACGCGAGCCGCTAATATTTCAGATATTGAATATGAATCTCCTGATGCAGAGGATAGAGTAGTTCAATTGGCTCGTAAAATGTGGCGTGTTCGGTTTGCAGAAATGCCCCCAGCTTGGAAAAGCGCATTAAATAATATTGGTTATCTTGAAGTGACAATCGACGAAATTAGGCCGTATTTCAGGCATCGTAGATCAGAAGAGGTCATTGCCTAATGGCTGATCAAACATTTCAAATTGGTACAGGTGAGACTTACACTACTATTGCAGGATGGGAAGCGGCTAGTGATGTTAGTACAGGTTTCTGGAAAGGCGAATTAAAAGACACTGCTGCTTATGGTGGTGTTACTATCGCTGGTGTTACTGGTACTCCTTCTATTAGTAATTATGTCTGGCTATCTGCTACAAGCGGTAATAAGCATTCTGGTTTAGCAGGAACAACTCACGCAAGAATAGCTGCGGCTGGTGCTGGTGCTGTAACTATATCTGATGATTTTACTCGTATCGACGATATTGAGATTGGTCTAACCGGCTCTAATAATTCTGATGAAGCCATAAGAATAACTGCTAACACTAATAATGTTTTAATATCTCGTTGTATTATATGGACAGGTACAACACAAATAGATAAAGACGGAATTTATACTGGTAATTGGGATTGTTCGTATAGTGTTGATAACAGTATTATTTATGGGTTTACTCGTGGCGGAATTAATGCTCAAAGTTGGCAGAATTCAACTAGAACTCAGACAGTTAATATTGATTATTGTACGATTGTAAAATGTGGCTCTTCTGGTGAGGTTGAATCAGCGGGTATCACATCAAGAACTGGTGGCACGAATGTAACTAATAATATCAATGTCTATAATACAGGTTGTTTTGATACTGCCAGCACCTATGATGATTTTGCTAACTATACAGAAGCAGGAACAACTAACTGGACAGGCACACACAATGCTAGCTCAGACGCTTCCTTAACAAGTCGCGGCATTGCTACCAGCGCACAAGAGAGCTTAACACTCACAGCCACTACTCAATCTAGTGGTAGTTATTTTGTTGTTCAGAATATCGGAGCAGGTACAGAAGACTATCAACTACTAGACGAAGCTGCTGGTAACTTAGCGATAGGTAATGCCACTGATAGAGTAGGTAGTGAACCTGATGCAAGACAAGATTTTAGTTTAGATATTGTTGGAAACACTAGGAACACGTCTAGTCCAAGTCCAGATATTGGAGCAAGTGATATATATACTACACCTGTGAGTGGTGGAATAGAGGTGTTTAGAAGAAGAATAATGATGAGGAATGTAGCGTGATATTAGGTAAATATAACCAATCAAAGACTATTACATTTGATCTATACGATCTAGACGGTGTAGATATGTCTGTCGCTGCTACCTTTGCAGCAGGCGATGTTAAGATAATGAAAGATGAGGGAGCAGAGGCTAATACTACTAACCTTCCTACAGATGAGGGCAGCTCCTACTCTCTAGTACTTACAGCTACAGAGATGAGTGCTGCACGTATACGTATTATATTGATAGATCAGACGGCTACAAAAGTATGGCTAGATACATCTATAGGTATAGAGACGTATGGTAATGCTAGTGCAGAACATGCTTTTGACCTAGATACAGCGTCTACTGCTCAGACTGGAGACTCATATGCACGTATCGGTGCTCCTGCTGGTGCTTCTATAGCTGCTGATTTAGTAGTAATAGATAACTTTGTAGACGATCTAGAGACTAGGCTTACAGCTACAAGAGCAGGCTACTTAGATAACCTAAGTGTTGCCCCTGCTACAGCTACAGCCCTCTCTACAGCGCAAACAGACCTTGATACGATTACAGGTACTAATGGTGTTCTAATTGACGATACAGAGGCAGCGGCCTTAGTTGATGATGTGTGGGATGAGGTTCTAACAGGTGGAGCTCATAATGTCACTAACTCGGCTGGTCGTAGGCTTCGATCAATTCAAGAGTTTCAAGGATATGAAGGCGGCCATGTTTGGATAGATGGTGTCAACGGCACAGCAGGAACCGTATCTTATGAAAATGGAACGGTTGAGAATCCAGTAGACGCGCCAGCAGGGTCTATCGCAGATGCTAATACAATAGCGGCGGCTGTAAGTTTATCCAGATTTAGCGTAGCACCAGCAACTTCAATAACTTTTGCCGCCTCTCAAGCAAATCAAATATTTGAAGGGCATGAGTGGACTGTTGCACTAGGTGGTCAAGCTGTGACAGCTTCTATGTTTATAGACGCTTCTGTATCAGGTACAGGAACGGGGGCTGAGTCAGAGTGGGAACAGTGTATTTTTGGTGTCACCTCTTTACCAGCTATGCAAGCGTATAACTGTTCATTTACAGCAACAGCGTCAGGCGGCTTCACAATGAGTGCTGCTGGTGATTATAGGTTTATTAATTGCCAATCAGGGGTTGCAGGTTCAGGTAGTCCGCTGTTTACGTCAGGCGCTGGAGCGCATACAGCAGAGTTCAGAAGATGGTCAGGCGGCATTACATTTGCTGGATTAACCTCAAGCGATACCATTACGGTAGGTGGTGAGATGGGTACTATTGATTTAGGCTCGCCAGCAAGTGCGGCTGTGATTGAGGTACGAGGCACTTATAAAGCAATAACTAATATCGGTTCGGCAACTGTGAATACTGACGGGGCTATATTAGCCTCAGATGTTGCAGATACATTAGCAGACACTAACGAGCTGCAAACTAATCAAGGTAACTGGCTAACAGCGACAGGCTTTGCTACTGAGGCCAAGCAGGATATTATTGATGCGAATGTTGATGCTATCCTAGTAGATACTAATGAGTTGCAGACTGATTGGGTAGACGGTGGACGTTTAGATAATTTACTTGACGGTGCTTCTAGTGCTGGTGATCCTTGGACTACTGCAATACCCGGAGCTTATGGTGTTGGTACTGCTGGATATATTGTAGGTAATAATGTAGATGCACCTATCTCTACAGTAGATACAGTAGTAGATGGTATACAAACAGACCTAGATAACGCTACTGATGGCCTAGGTGCTATTAAGACAGCGGTAGACTCTCGTATGGCAGAAGCAAGTATTAATACTACTGGAGGTGCAGTAGATAATGTAACGCTAGTAGGTACTACTACTACTAATACTGATATGCGTGGAACTGATAGTGCTGCTACAGCTACAGCCTTAGCTACAGTAGATACTAATGTAGATGCTATCCTAGTAGACACAGGGACAACCTTACCTGCTACATTAGCAGCCTTGAATGACATCTCAGTTAGTGATATACTTACTACTCAGATGACAGAGGCCTACGCTGCAGATGGAGTAGCTCCTACTCTAGCTCAAGCCCTATTCTTAATACAGCAGACTATAGGAGACTTCAGTATTACAAGTACTACTCTTACAACTAAGCAGTTAGATGGCACTACAACAGCGGCCACATACACCTTAGATGATGCTACCAATCCAACAAGCAGGACTAGGTTCTCATAATGTCAATATCTTCAATACTTACCCGTGGTATTGGAGTCTTTGGTAGTGTAAATAAAGTAGTCACTGCCGGATTCACCTCCGGTATTGATTTAGGTGTAACCATTGATGGTGCAGCAAGTTATACACTTACAGAGGCTTATACTTCTGTTATGCTGTACTATGATGGATCTAATTACTTTACCTTAGACTCTATAGCTCAGAGCCATACTCATCCTTTCTCAGACCTTACTGCTACGCCTACTACTTTAGCTGGCTACGGTATAACTGACGGTGCATTATCTACTCACCTACATACTGGTATATATGAACCTGTATTCTCTAAAGGTACCGGTTTCAACCTCAACTTAGGTACTGTTGCAGGTACTGTAAGCGAAGGAGACCATAACCACACATTAGACTCTCTGAGTAATTTAACAATAACTGCTAACAGTGTAGGTGAGTTGCTTAAGTGGAATGGAAGTGCATGGATTAATAATACTCTTGCAGAGGCTGGAATAAGTGCTACAGGGCATACTCATACTGAATCTGATATCACGGATTTACAATCGTACTCTTTATCTACCCATGTGCATACAGGTGTATATGAGCCTGCTGACGCTACTATTTTAAAAGATGCCGATATAGGTGTTAATGTTCAGGCATATGACGCTACGCTGGAGACTGGGGCGACTCAGGATCAAACCGCTGGTGAGATAGAGGCTATAGTAAACCATGATAATTTACTAGGTTTTGTAGCTAATGAACATATAGATTGGACTGCTGATCAAGGCGCTACTAATATACATAGTGGTAACTATACTGATACGGATACTACTGATCATACTGCTTTAAGTAATATTGGCACTAACAGCCATGCTGTCATAGACAGTCATATAGCTGATGGTACCTTACACTATACTCAAGCAGCTATTAGTATCACAGAGAGTCAGATAAGTGATCTAGGTTCTTATTCTTTAACTAGTCATAATCATACATTAGATGGTTTAAGTAATACAACTATTACAGCTAATAGTAGTGGTGAGATCTTAAAGTGGAATGGAAGTGCATGGGTTAATAATACTCTTGCAGAGGCTGGAATAAGTACAATAACTGATCATGGTGGATTAACAGGTCTTGCTGATGACGACCACACTCAGTACCATAACGACACTAGAGCTTTAACATGGTTAGGTACTCGCTCTACTTCTGATCTCAGTGAAGGGACTAACCTATACTACACAGACGCTAGAGTAACTTCATTTGTTGATAAGGCGTTTGTTGATGCTCTTAATGTTGACGCTGATACGCTTGATACTCTTAATTCAACTCAGTTTCTGAGATCTGATGCTACTGATTCATTTGATAGAGATAATGGGTATCTTAGATTTATCAATACTGATGGAGGTACCGCTGACTCAGCAACAAGTACATTAGGAGCTTTGGAGGTTTACCAGCCTACTTCTGGTGCCGATGCCTTTATGAATTTTCATATAGGTGGAGACTATGCTACCTATTTTGGACTAGATGGTACAACTAACGATATCTTTGTAGGCGGTTGGAGCAATGGAGCGGTTAAGTATACTATCTGGCATGAAGGTAATGATGGGTCTGGTAGTGGCCTAGACGCTGATACCTTAGATGGGGTTGAGGGTTCTGGTTATTCTCTAAGCGGACATACTCATACATTAGATGGTTTAAGTAATACAACTATTACAGCTAATAGTAGTGGTGAGATCTTAAAGTGGAATGGAAGTGCATGGATTAATAATACTCTTGCAGAGGCAGGTATAGATAAGACCTATATCGATTCACTAGGTGTTGATGCTACTACTTTAAGTGGGTCTAGTAAAGATTCTTTGTGGTTATCACCTACTTCGGCTACAGTGCCAGTGAGGAGTTCTTCTGGGCAGCTAGGCGCTCCTTCTCTTTATATAAGTGGAACTCCTATTACTTCTGTTGCCTCCCATGTACTGATTGAATCAGCTAGTACTAAATATTACCAAAGACAAACTATTGCTCAGTTTCTAACTAATCATAATCTAGTTACTAGTGTAGTTAGTCAAGCAGAAGCAGAAGCTGGCACATCTACTACTAGTAGAATTTGGACAGCTCAAAGAGTTGCACAAGCTATAGCTGCACTAGAGACTACTTATGTTAATCCAGTAGAAAGAGATGTATTTACTGCAACAACTGCTAGTATTACTGCTAATAACTGGTCAGTAAGCAGTACCCATACCCTGATAAATGTCACTAATGTAGAAAGTATCACTGTTATGGCTATAAGAAATAGCGGTACTGCAACAGAAGCTGTCAGTTGGGTAGCTTGGGATGATACAGGTTATATGTCATCTAATGATCAATTCAGTAATATAGCTATGGGATCTACGGCTGCTTCTGGAACAATTAGATTACGTCTATATAACTCAGATGTTACTGGAACCATCTCTTATAGATGTGTTGTTACAGGCACTTAAAACCTACAAGAGAGAGGGTCTCTTAACGATTAGAAACAAGGCTTCCACCAAAGTAAAGGCCTATAATAGCACTTACGAGGTGTGTGTCCAGAGGTGTCAGGAGTATTCCCCCTGTCTGCATCTGATGCCATTGGACTATATCCTTTCCTTCCGTAAAGAATAAGAACCCACTCTGCCACTCTGTCCAACCATAGGTTACAGGTGTGTCCCATAAACCTGCTAGTTTCGGTAAGACGATGATAGCTAGTACGGATGAGATCGCTATAACTCTTCGTGTGAACTGTAAGCTTTTGTCCTTTCGAGCTTGCTGTAGTTGTTTCCCTCTCTCCTTCATTGCATCTAATTGAGCTAGGGCTATCTGTTTCTTCGACTCTGTTGACTGAGACCAAATACTCATTATCCCACCGAGTACTGTACTCACCCCCATTGTTAGTAATTCTACTGGTATCATTTATAACTCCTAAGATAAAAAGATCTGTGTAAGGAACGTATCCATTCTCATATCGGATAAATTCCCGAATGAGTAATGTAATATGATGGCGGTTATGTACGCTAAAAGAACCAACCCCAGCCCTAGTAAGATTCCGTGTGATATTCCTTTTAAGCTTTTCAGTATTGTTTTCATTAGGTGGACTCCATCTAGATATAATACCATCTAGTGTGGTTAATTTATGCTTGAGTATATAACTATCTAGGTTCTTAACTATAGCCCTTATCCCCTTCTCAGGGGACTCAAAGCATTCAAAACGTACATCCTGACAGGGAACTTCTCCCTGCCATTGAATGTTTGTCTTAGTTATATTACCGGGATTGTTATTACGTATACCCCTAGATATCAACGACTTCGCAGACACCAGCGGAGCAAGCAAGGTCATGCTTAATAGTAGCATTGTCGCTAGTCTCATAGTCACGTAGTTTCTCCCAATCTAGTTCAGGCATCCTATCTTTCAATGCCATATATTCCTCCTCTGTACAGTCCTGATAAGGGGCTTGTGCATATACATGATCAGTGTGTGGTAAGAATGAGATACCAGAACACATATCAAAGTTCTCCTGTACCCATGCGCCTACTGCCATGAACTCATCATCTTTATAGGTAATAGTTACGGATGGTTTATGCTCACACCAGTTCTCCGCATACACTTTCCATAATTCTAATTGTTCTATAGCTGTCATATCATGACGTGTTATACTTCCTTCTGGTGCTGCTATAGGGAA